GTGACCATCTCGTCAGAGTGGTCGCGTGGCGTTCCCAGAGGGAGACACAATGCGATTCAAGGTCACTGGTGGCGCAGATGGTGTCAGCGGTATTGAAGTCGCTGGCAAGCGATACGAAGCAGGCGATGACGTAGAACTGACAGCGAAGCAGGCTGAATGGCTTGTGGACGCTGGCTACCTGGAACCGTTGGACGGGTCCAAGAAGTTCGTGAAGCCCGCCCCTGCCCCTGCGCCTGCCCCAGAACCAGAGCCGACGACCACCGAAGTCGTCGCTGACGAAGCGTCTGACGACGCAGGAAGTGAGTTCTAATGCCCACCTTCGTTCACGGCAAGGGGACTGGTGTCCTGTTGGACCAGTACAACCTGTCGGAATACTTCAACTCGGCTGACGTAGCGCAGAGCATTGACGTGGCTGAAACCACGTCTTTCACGGCTTCGTCCAAGTCGTACATCGTCGGTCTTCAGGACGCGACGCTAAGCCTTAGCGGTCTGTATTCGCAGGACTCAGGCGGTTCTGACGCTGTGTTGTCAGGAATCCTTGGAACTGCCACAACCCCGCTGGTGACCGTCGCCTTCGACATTGGGACCATTGGGAATCGTTGCGTCACGGGCCGTGTCCACGAAACGAACTATTCGATCAGCAACCCCGTGGCTGACGTGTCGTCGGTGACCGCCGACTTCAATGCCAGCACTGACGCAGTGTCGAACCAGACCTACGGACTTCACGGTGGTGTCATGCTCACCACGGGTGCGTCTATCGCCTTTGGTTCACTCGGCAACCTTGCCAGCGTGGACAATGGTGCGTCTTCTAGCAGTGGGGCTATGGCTGTCCTTCATGTCACGGCGAACAGCGTCGCTGGTGGTGACACCACGATCAAGGTTCAGCACTCGGCAGATGACAGCACCTACGCAGACCTGATTACCTTCACCGCAGTCGGGGCTTCAACCCTTACCAAGCAGTTGAGTCCTGTTACTGGCACGGTGAATCGTTATGTGCGTGCCACGGCAAGCACAGCAGGGTCGTCAGGTTCCATCACTTTCAACATCGGGTTCGCCCGCTTCTAATCAAGGAGACAAGAAATGCCCACTTTCGTACACGGCAAGTCCACCGACTTTGAGTTGGACGACACCGCTGGAACTTCACGCAATCTCAGCAACGTGCTGACCAGCGTGGACTTCCCCGAAACCATTGACGTAGCGGAAACGACTGCGTTCGGTTCGACCAGCAAGTCCTACATCGTTGGCCTGAAGGACGCGACCATCTCGGTCAGCGGAATCTGGGACGCAACGGTGGACGGTTACGTCGCTGGCGGTGCTGAGCCTGCTTCCCGTTCGTTCATCTACGGACCTGCGGGTTCGACCAGTGGAAACGTCAAGTACACTGGTGAAGCCATCGTCACGAACTACAGCGTCAGCAACCCTGTTGGCGACGTGGTTACATTCTCCCTTGACCTTCAGGTCACTGGTGATGTGACGCGTGGTACTTACGCCTGATTCGCATAACCAACCAACATAAGGAGTGTGACCATCGTGTCCATGCGAGACAAGATCAGATCAGCACGCGACATTCAGTCGGAAATCGTGGACGTACCAGAATGGGGCGTTGCTGTCGAAGTTCGTTCTATGAGCGTTCGACAGCGCGCCGCGTTCGTGTCGGCTTCACAGGACCAGTCTGAAGAAGGCGTTCAGCGAGTGGAGAAGGTGTACGGCGGGATTCTCGTGTCGTGCGTCTTCGACCCTGAGAACGGCGAAACAGTCTTCGATGAAGATGACCTGTCGTGGCTGATGACAGAGAAGTCAGGGGCTGTTATTGACAACCTTGTGGGTCGTTGCTTGGAAGTGTCGGGCCTGAAAGAAAAGGCGATTGACGAAGCGGGGAAATCCTACTCGGGTTCGCAGACAGAGACGGGCGAACCCACCCAGAGCGACGCGCCTACTTCTTCCTAGCACGGGAGTTGGGCATGACCGTTGGACAACTGATGGACAACATGAGCAGTTCAGAGTTCGTCGAATGGATTGCCCTCTACAAGATTGAAGCCAGCGAACGTCAGCAGGCACAACAGCGTGCTAAGTCACGCAAGGGCCGATAGTCATGGCTGACGGGAATGTCGGGCGCGTCAATGTAGAACTGGGTCTTGATGACAAGAACCTGAAGCGCGGTATCAAGCAGGCTGTTCAGTCCCTAGAGAAGATCGGTGATTCAGCCGAAGCGGTAGGTCGCGACGCTGAACAGTCTTTCAATAGGGCTGGGCAAGCCACCCAGCAGTTCGGTTCTAAGGGCGTTCGTGTTGCCTCTGACCTGTCCAACAGTTACATGGGCCTACAGGCCAGGGTCAAGGGTGTAGAGACCGCCACAGAACGCTACAAGCGTGAAATGGAGTCGCTGACTCAGGCGACGAATAAGGCGCAACGCAACCTGTCTGAGATGGGGCGCAACCTTCAGAGCATTGGCACGAAGATGTCAATGTCGCTCACATTGCCCCTGGTCGCTACATCAGCCGCGGCTATCAAGGTTGCGAACGACTTTGAGTTCAGCATGGCTTCCATCGTCGGCTTGGTCGGTGTTGCCAGCGAAGAAGTTCAGGCTATGGAAGACGACGTTCGTAGCATGGGCAAGGCTTATGGTGTGTCTGCGACGCAAGCCGCGGACGCGTTGTTCTTCATCACGTCGGCTGGTCTTCGTGGTGCTGACGCAACAGGCGTTCTTGAACAATCATTGAAGGCTTCAGCGATTGGCTTGGGTGAAACTGCTGTCGTCGCTGACCTCGCTACGTCAGCCCTGAACGCATACGGCGCAGATGTGCTGTCAGCGTCAGACGCTACTGACGTGATGGTCGCCACGGTTCGTGAAGGCAAACTTCAAGCGAACGAACTCGCAGGGTCAATGGGTCGTGTGTTGCCTCTTGCTTCTGCGATGGGTGTCGGCTTCAATGAAGTCGGCGCGGCGTTCGCGGCTCTGTCTCGTACTGGTACGGACGCAAGCGAAGCCGCGACACAGATTCGTGGAATCTTGTCGTCACTGCTGAACCCGACGAAGCAGGCTGAAGACGCGCTAACTGGGTTGGGTCTTTCGTCTAGCGATCTGCGTCAGACGATTCGTGAGGACGGGCTACTCGCGGCCCTGGGAATCCTCGCTGAAACCTTCAAGGGGAACGAAGAAGCCGCGGCCCAGGTGTTCGGCAACATTCGTGCGTTGTCTGGTGTTCTTGACTTGATGGGTGCGAACGTCGAAACGACACGACAGATCTTCGCCAACATGGAGAACAACGTCGGTGATACCGACAAGGCGTTCCAAGTCATGTCGTCCACTGGTGCGTTCCAGGTGAAGCAGGCAATGGCACAGATGAAAGATTCGTTCTTGGCGTTGGGTCAGGCGATTATCCCTGTGGTTCTGCCTGTGTTGGGTGCTGTTACCAAGACGCTGAATGTTATGGCGAACGCGTTCAATAGTTTGCCTGGTCCAATCAAGACGATTGTGACTGTGTTGGGTGGGTTGGTCGCGGCGACTGGGCCACTGTTGGTTGCTGTTGGTCTGGCGGTGAAGGCGTTCGCGGCTCTGAAGTTGGCTATGGCAGGCGCGGCTGGCGCACAGGGCGCAGGGCTACTGGCGACTGGAATGACCCGACTCATTCCGTTGCTGACCAACCCGTATGTGCTTGGTTTCTCTGCTGTAGCAATCGGGATTGGTCTTGCGTTCAAGCGAATGGGCGATGAAGCCAAGATCGCACGCGAACGCCAAGAACGACTGACCGCCATTCTGCGCGAATCCAATGACCCAATGTGGGCTGTTGTGGACAGTGCTAGCGCATTAGCAGACCAATACGCGGCTATTGCTGATTCTGCGCCTGGTGTAGAAGCCGCGGTTTCTAGTGCGAACGAAACATTCGTCGCGTCGGAACTGGCACAGAATGATCTTGATACAGCACTACAGTCCACAGGCATTTCGTTTGGGGAACTCACCGACGTTCTTGAAACAGGCACTAACCAGTTCGATGATTACATCAAGAACCTGGCTTATCTGAAAGACGACGAAGTGTCGAAGCAACTGCGTTCGTCTGCTGAAGAAGGAATGAAGTTCGCTGACGCACTCGCTGACGCTTATGACGCTGGCGAACTAACGAAGTCGCAGGTTATGGACCTGATTTCGCTGTTCGATGAAATGGCTGACGCGTTCGACGACAATCGTGAAGCCGCGAACGCAGAGGCCGAAAGCGCACTCAGGGTTGGAGAAACCTATGACCTGCTGTCCAAGATTCTTGGTGCTGATTTCCTTACGTCGCTGAAGGACGTGGCGTATGAGCAAGCGGTCGCGGCTGGTTCTGCGACACCTTGGGTGGACGCACTGGACGCTGTGAACGACGCGGCTAATCGTGTTATTTACGTTCAGTCTCGTTTGGCTGGGGCGAATGAAGAAGTCGCCACTGAATCAACGAATACAGCACGCAGGATTGAAACCCTTGACGATGTGCTGAAGCGTCTTCGCAACAGTAGCGAAGATGGGCAAGTGTCCATGATGAGTCTTGCTAACGAACTCGGAATCGTTGGTGACGTACTGGCAAACAATCTTCAACTGATGTTGATGGACGCTACCGACTCGGCTGTTGAACTGTATGACAGGCTGGCTGACGGTGAAACAACATTCGCTGATGTGGAACGTGCGACACGTCAAGCCGCGAACCAGATCGCTGAACTGGTCGTGGACACAGCGAACCTGGGTGGGGAAACCAAGGACGCATTGCCACAGATCGCACAGATTATTCGTGCGCTGTATGACGGTGCGGAAGCCGCGAAGGTATCCAGCGATGAAGTAACACAACTTATTCAGGACATTGGTTTCTTGGATTCGCTATCACCTGAAATCGCCTTGGCATTGACGCTGGATACAGCGACCATTCGCAAGCAGATTGAAACGCTTATTACACAGATCAGTGGCGCACGGTCGATGGGTGAGGTGTTCGCACTGTCGGAAGAAGTCGCTGGCTTGCGTGCTGTTCTTGACGCTCTGGAATCTGCTGAGACTATGCGCGCCCCGTCAGGTGGCGGTGGTGGCGGTGGGTCGAAGAAGGAAGAAGACCCGTTCGCTTGGGTTGAAGACTGGGTGAAAGACCTCAGCAAGTTCACTGAACAACTGCTGACCCGTGACTTCGCTGACGGTCTGGTGGCTTCGACCGCACCTGAGATTGCTGACGCTTTGGCTGAAGTGTTGGACGAAGCGATGAAGTTGGCGGTGAACACTCTGCCTGGTGGCGAAGGTTTGGAAGCGTTGGTCAATGCTACGTCTGAAGCCCTTCAGGGATTGGCTAACCAGTTGGAAGATACTGGTGACGCAATCGAACCTATTGCTGGGTTGCGTAACAAGTTCCGTGACGCTGTGGCTGAAGTCAGGCGCATGGAAGACGCAGTGAAAGACCTGGAAGACAGGTTCAGGGATTTCAACCGTGTTGAGATTGGAGGCAGGCTCACAGCCTCTGAACTGCTTGATCAGGGACTGGACAAGTACGCAGAACTCAAGACGCTGGTCGAAGGGTTGCGTATGGCGTATGCGGATTTCACTGCTGTGGAGAATCCGCTAGACGCACAGTTGAGTGTGTACCAGCAAGCGTCCGACGCTGTAGCGAACTTGCGTACAGAGATTGAAGACCTTGACAGGTTCCTGAGTGGTCCTAGCGGGCTGGAACTGGAACGGTCACGTCTTGAAGGCATGGCTTCAGCGTTGGAGAATCTGCGTTCAGCACAGATCGACTATGCGGAATCCACCCAGCGTTCCTTGTCTGCTGTCCCATTCGGGAAGCGTGGCGGTGCGCTATTCCAGGCGAAGCGTTATCTGAGCAAGGTTGAAGCGTTCCGCGACATTCTCAGTGGTCTTCGTGACCGTGAGTTCCCTGTCGAAATCATTCGGGAAGTGTTGTCTGCTGGCATTGACGGTGGCACAGCACTCGGCAAGAAACTGCTGTCGCTAAGTGACGCTGACCTGTCTGAACTGAAGCGTGTCCAAGAAACCATTGGACAGGTAACAGGACAGATTGGAACGATTGCGTCGGACATTCTGTTCACGGCTGAAGTTTCAGAGGCTGAAGCCGCGTTCGACCGTCAGATGAGCCTGGTCAAGCAGATGTATGCGACTGCGTTGGCTGACGCTGAAGCGAACTTCGCAAGCCAAAAGGCAATCACACAAGGCTTGTATGAACAACAGATCGCGCAGGCAGAAGCCGCGTTGGAGAACCAGAAGATCGTCGTTCAGGGGCTGTTCCAGTCTGCGATTGCCGAAGCGAAGAAGAACCTAGAAGAAGCCAGGGGTGTCGCACGCGAACTTCAGGAAGCACTTCAGAAGGTCGAAGACGCTATGCGTGACCTGATCAAGACACTGACTGACATGATTCAGAACGCGACACAGCCTGGTCAGGGTGGCAATGGTGCTACTGGTGGTCCGAACTATCTGCCAGGTGGTATGCCTGGTCAGGTAACTGCGCCACCTTCCGGTCTTACTGGCGGGTCACCTACTGGGTCGAATGGTTGGACTGGTCTTGGTTTCGATCAGCGCGGTGGTGGCTATCTTCAGTCGCCCACTGGCGATGTGTTCTATCTTGAACCTGGCATCGACTTCGGGGCGTTGGGCAGACGGGCGATGGGTGGACCTGTTACTGGCGGGTCACCGTACATGGTGGGTGAACTCGGTCCCGAACTGTTCGTTCCACGAACTTCAGGCACGATCATTCCTAACGACATGGTGGGTACTTCGACGAGTGGTTCTAAGAACTACACGATCAACGTGAACCTGGCTGGCGGTCAGAACATCGGTCGTGAAGTGGTGCGTGCCATTGAAGAATACGAACGACGCAACGGCAACGGGTGGCGTTCGTGAGTCTGCTGTACGAGACAACGACAGCGTATGAAGCCGACTTCACCTACTACGGGATAGGCAACGGTGTTGCGCCTGTGTTGAAGGTTGAAATGGACTTGTCTTCGTCGTTCCCGACAGAGGTGTTGGACTTGGACTATGGCGGGGTGTTGGCTTACAACACAGTGACTGCCTACACGGGTGAAGACAGGTACGACGGTTTCGTGGTGTTCGATGACATTACCCAGTCCGTGCGGTCTGTGGAGATTACGCGTGGCAAGTCGTCCATGACCTACGACCATTTCGACGCTGGTACTTGCGGTCTTGACATTGCTGACTTCAACAGCACCTTCTTACCTGATGAACCCAACAGTCCCTACTATCCCAACGTGAAGCCACTAAGACAGGTTCGTGTGTCGGCAACCTGGTCAGGTGAAACCTTCACGCTATTCCGTGGGTTCGTGGACCAATGGCAGATCAGATGGGAACCCCGACGAGAGTTCACAGAAGTGGTGGCGGGTTCGACTGACGCTACGAAACTGTTGGCGAACTTCGACACCGAATACCAGGGAACAGACGGTGATTATTCCTGGGAACGAGTTCGCGACTTCCTGTTGGATAAGTCTTGGCCGACTGACTTCACTGACATTGACACAGACGGATACTTCGCCATTCTCGTCCAAGACACTGCTGATCGTCGCCCACTTCTGCCCAATCTTCAGGAATACGAAATCACCGAACAGGGCGCACTGTTCGTGTCGAAGGAAGGAAAGATCACCTGGCGCAACCAAGCCGCGGCCAATCCGCTAGAAGCACAAGACCCCGACTACATCTTCTCTGACACGGGTGGTCCTGGCTATGTCACCATGACAGAGATTGACTACCAGGTATCTGACGAGAAGGTCTACAACGTCGTCAGCGTGACCCCGACAGCAGGGTCAGAACAGGTCGCCACCAGTTCCGCGTCCATTGACGAGTACCGTGAACGCGCCCTAATCCTGACAGACGTACCACTAACGACCGACCTACAGGCTGACCAGTTGGCACAGATCATTCTGGACAAGGAGAAACTGCCACTAAGCCGTATCAGTTCAGTTAGCACAGACCCACGGGTGTCCATTCACTCGTCTGCTGTCGCTCTGAAGGGCGAGATTCTGACCAAGGTGAACGTGATTCGGACCCCACCTGGCGGTACGACCACTACCTACAAGATGTTCCTGATTGGTGTGCGCCACAACATCACCCCCGAAACGTGGGTGACTGAGTTCGTTACTGATTACAGGGGCGACTTACTGGTATTCCCGTCCTAGCACCGTGTAACCTAAGGAGAACCTATGGCTATCAACTACCCCACCAGCCTAGACACCTTCACGAACCCCACCAGTTCCGACGCGATGAACTCGGTGACGGTTCCGCACGCCACCCAACACTCTGATCTGAACGACGCTGTAGAGGCATTAGAGGCGAAGGTCGGTATCGACGGTTCTGCTGTTGCCACGTCGCTTGAATACCGTGTGAACGTGTTGGAGAACGCCGAGATTCCCGACACCATCATTGACGCTAAGGGCGACCTGATTGTGGGTACAGCCGACGACACCGCTGGTCGTTTGGCGGTCGGTACAGACGGTTACGTTCTGTCTGCCGATTCGGGTGAGGCCACAGGGTTGAAGTGGATCGCAAGCGCGGGTGGCCCAAGCGGTGACGATGCTAACCTAATCCTCGGTTTCGGGTGCTTCCTCTAGGAGAACAACATGGCGACATTCAGTAAGCAACTTCTGTCAGGTTCGACAGGTGGACGACTCATTGAAGTCGCCGCGACTTCGACCCCTGGTACGACGATTCACGCAACAGGCACTTCGGCCACGATCATTGACGAAGTGTGGTTGTATGCGATCAACACTTCGGGAACTGACGATCTGCTGACGATTGAGTTCGGTGGTACTACCGCCGACGACGATCTCATCAAGTTCACGGTTACTGCCCAGTCGGGTTTGTATCTCGTTGTGCCTGGTTTGGTTCTGACTGGTGATGGCGCTTCGGCTCGCACGATTACAGCGTTCGCCGCGACGACGAACGTCATCAACATTGGCGGTTATGTCAATCGTATTACTCCGTGAGGTTGATTAGATGAGCGCACGTTACGGTTCTCGCACCCGTTCGGGTGAAGCGGTAGGTGACTTCGGTCGTGCTGGTGGTGGTGGCGCGGCACTTAGCGAAGTCACGTTGTCGTTCTCGCCTGCGCCTGCCGCGACTGTCACGCCTGTAACGGTGAACGGTACGGAATACCTAGTCGCGAAAGTTACTGCGAACACGACGCTGACTGTTGGTGGCGCACCAGCAACCGCTAACGCAGACTTGATTATGCTGGCTGGCGGTGGCGGTGGGGGACCAGGGGCGAGTTCATCTGCTTACGGAAGTGGTGGCGGTGCTGGCGGTGCTATTCAAGAGTCAATCGCCCTCGCCAGCACTACCTATCCCATCGTGATCGGTGCTGGCGGGGCTGTATCTACACAGGGTTCCAACTCAACAGGTTTCGGTTCTACTGCTATTGGCGGTGGTTACGGTGGCTCTGCCCCTGCGACCCCAGGTGGTCCTGGTGGTTCTGGTGGCGGTAGTCCTTTGGTCTCGTTCACCAACGTCGCTGGCACAGCAGGGCAGGGACACACAGGCGGTCGTGGCGTAGAACCTGGCCCTGGAAGTTATGGCGGTGGCGGTGGCGGTGCTGGTGGAAACGCGTCAGAAGGCGCAACCGGCGGTGGCGGTATTACCATTTACTGGCCCAACTCTGTCCCAACATGGGCGAGGATCGGTGGCGGTGGCGGTGGGGCGACTGGCTACAGCAATAGGTTCAGCACCAATGCCTTCGGCGGTGGCAGAGGTGGCAACCCTGGAACGCCAAGTACCGCTGGAACTACCAATAGTGGCGGTGGCGGTGGTGGTAACAACTCTGCTGGTGGCTCTGGTGTTGTCTATCTACGAGTCAGGAAGTTCCAGTAATGGCTCATTTCGCACGACTAGACGAGAACAACATCGTCACGATGGTCACCGTCGTTTCTAACGAGGACATGACTGACGAGAACGGCAACGAAGTCGAAGCACTTGGTGTTGCTGTCTGTGAGGCGGTGGTCGGTGCTGGGCCTTGGGTTCAGACTTCGTTCAATGACAATGTTCGCAAGAACTTCGCCGGTATCGGTTTCATCTACGTTCCTGACGCAGATGTGTTCTACAATCCGAAACCGCCATACCCGTCATGGACGCTGACCGCTGACTACGATTGGGAAGCACCAGTACCGAAACCAGAGGGGGATTACGTATGGAACGAGGAAACGCAGACCTGGGAAGAGATTCCGAACGAGGAACCTGCGCCCTAGCAACAGGCCCGAAGATCATCAGAGGGTTGTTCTCTGACGAGACACACGAGGCAATCTGTTCGTTCCTCGATGAGCGTGTTCCACTCTTGTCGCTTGGTGTTCCGCTGAACACGGACAAAGAGGAGTTCGTTCGACGGTATGCGAACAACGTCCCGTTCTTCGTTGGTATTCACAAGCAGTTAGCAGAGTTCGCCAGCGATCTGTTCGGTGAGAAAGTGAAACCGTCCTACTCGTTCCTGTCCATGTACGAGGACAACGGAACCTGCCCGCTACACATTGACCGACCACAATGCCGATACACCATCGACTACCTGATTCGTCAGACTCAGCCTGAACCCTGGCCTATCTGTATTGGTGACCACATGACGGACGAGCAACGTGTCGCCCTCGATGAGTTGGGAGATCATCGCCCGACAGACGACGAGGCGATCCAGGCCCGTATTGACGCAGAGAACTGGCACACGGTTGAACTGAACCCGAACGACGCTGTGTGCTACTCAGGAACCCACTCATGGCACTATCGGCCCGAACGCCTACAGGGGACAGCCGATCTGATCTTCTTTCACTTCGTTCCCGATGGGTTCGACGGACCGCTGAACTAAGGGGAATCGTGAGCGAGATCATTCGACCCGACCTGTCTATCGACCTGCCGAAACTTCAGCAGGCCGGTGCGCCTGGTGGTGGCTGGCAGTTCAAGGCCGACAGCCCGTCAGAGTGTTGTTGGTTCGTGGACGGGTTCTCGCCAGAGGAACTAGACGCGATCATTCGTATCGGTGAACAGATTGAAATGGGTAGGGGCGTGACAGGTGGTGGCGACAACTCTGCTGTTCGTAACTCGTATGTGTCGTGGCTGTTCCCGAATGAGGTGACGAACTGGGTGTTTCAGCGTATGGCTGGAATCGTGACCACCATGAACGACCAGTTCTACGGATTCGACCTTGACGGGTTCCTACAGGGGTTTCAGTTCACGAAGTACACCGCACCAGGCCAGCATTACACCTGGCACGTCGATCGCGGAGTCGGACAAGGTGTTCGCAAACTGTCTGTATCCCTGTTGCTGTCCGACCCCGACGATTATGAGGGTGGCGACCTGGAACTCAAGTACGGAGAGGAACCACAGACCGCTGAACGGAAGCGTGGTATGGCGACGATCTTCCCGTCGTGGACACTTCACAGGGTCACGCCTGTTACGAAGGGGACTCGGTACAGCCTGGTTGCTTGGGTGTCTGGCCCGCCGTTCAAGTAGCGACTACGACGAGGACGACCGCCAGCAAACTACACTTAGGGTGAACTACGTTCACTATCTGACTGTAAGGAGATTAGGCGGTGGCTACAGACACTTTCGCCCCCAACAAGAGTCACCA